TTTAAATAATCATTTAATAGGTATTATGGGGATTTCATTTATAGACGAACATAACATCATAACTCCTGAATGGATTACTATAAGACAGAAAGTAGGAGTAATAGGAACATTACTTTCCGAATATTTATACCCGAATAATAAAAAATAAAAATGGATAATTTTGATTTAAAAAAATTCTTAAAAGAAAGTAAAGCTATTGAGAATTTAAACCCCATATTAGAAAAGGAAAATCTTAATGAAGGAAACATGCGCGATAAAATTCGCGAAATGATTTTAGCTGAATTAAGTGGAGAAGAAGATTTAGATGAAGCTAAAAAGAAAAAAGACGAAGAAGTAGAAGATGTTGAAACAACTGATGTTGAAACAACTGACACAACTGAAGAAGCCCCTACAGAAGAACCCCCAGCAGAAGAAACACCTGCTACTGGAGGTGGTCTAGAAGATGTAGCGGCGGATATGGAAGGAACAGAAGGTGAATTAATGGATCATCTAATGTCTGCCTTTAAAATTGCAAAAGGAATGAACAATGAAAAACTTGAAACACAAGTAGGAAATACACTGAAATTTTTCGTTAGCGAATATATTGGTGGAGGTAATGAGTAAATAATCAAATCTATAATAAATAAAATCTATGAACACAACAGAAATTTTAACCGCAATTAAAGAAACAGTAGCTGATTTAGAATTAAATCACTTAAAATCATCAAAAGCAGCTCGTGGTAGAGCACGTAGCGCTGCTAATACGATTAAAAAATTAGCTGCTGAATTTAAGAAAACTTCAACTGCAGAAGACAAAGAAGCATAAAATGCAAAAAAAAAGAACCGAAACTTTAATTAAAAAATCCAACGGGACTTCCGTTGGATCTTTTGGTTCTTTAAATGAAGGATTTATTCCCACACCTGAACAATCTAAAGAGATTATAGATAACTTTAAATCCATAATCAACACTCGTTTAGATAAATTATACGATACTAAAGGAGCAGATGGAGAATTATATGCTTATGGTATTGCTGTTAATCAAGTAAAGAAAAAAGCAGAATCAGGTGCTGAAACACCTGAAGAACAACCAACTGAAGATAATATGGACAAAGATCAAAAATTAAAAGAAATGATTCAAGCGGCTTTATCTAAACCGTTAGAAGAAAAGAAAACTGAATTAGATGAAGATCTTGATCTAGGTCATCAAGATGATGAGCCACATATGATTAAAGGTGAACTTTACAAAATTGCTCAAAATGCTCTTGCATTATATAAAATGCTAGAACCATTTGATAATTCAAATCAAGAAGTTGATCTCCCAGCTTGGTGGCAATCTAAAATTACAAAAGCATGTACTATGTTAGGTAGTGCAAAAAGTTATTTAGAATTTGAATTAAAAGAACCTCAAATTGATGCTATGGTAGATATAGCAAGTGAGGAAGGAGCTATTAAAGAAAAAATCACTAAAGCAACACCTGCTGGTGAAGTAATATCTGATTTTGAAAAATCTAAAGCACCTCAATTTAAAGGTAAATCTAAAGAAAAGAAAAGAAAAATGGCAATTGCTGCTTACCTTTCTAAACACCCAGAAAAAGTAAAAGAAGCTGTAGTAAACCATCTTAAATCTAAAAAATAATGACTCGTGAACAACTCAAAAATAGAATTAGAGGTTTAGTAAAACAAGTATATTCAAATTTTACTATTACACCAGAAGAAGCAGTTCAATATGATGAATTGACAAAATTCCCTGAATTAAAGTCGATTATAGTGGATTTACTTACTAATGGATATGATAACTTTCTAGAATCTATTGATTGGGTTGCTCCACGTCCTACTACATTTAGAATTAATTTAAAAAATGGACAAAATTTTTATTTAATTTATGGTAAACGTAGTTGGATAGCTCAAATAGAAGGTAAAAAATATTACCTTAGAAACTTGCCTGAAGAAGAACGTGCAGCCGAATCTATAGCTCAAATTTTAAGATACGGAACCAAAGAAGAAGCTACAGAAGCAGAACCAGGATTTGAACCACCAACAGAAGAAACACCAGCTGAAACCCCAGCTGAAACCCCAGCTGAAACTCCACCAACAGAAGAAACACCAGCATAATGGATATTTTAGAACAATTTTTAAATAGTATAGCATATAAATTTCCAAAAGGATATCCTGACATGAAGGATCCTAATGATGTTGAATTACTTCATAAGTTGTTAAATGAAACTGTTTTACAACCAAAACAGTCATCTATCAATGAAGGAACTGAAGAAGAAATATATAATAGTGTAATTCGAAAAGCTTTAGGTTTAAAAGAAGGTGAACCTATCCCAAAACCTAGAGGAAAATATACGATGAAAGAAGGAACTTTTATGGAACAAGTAAGTTCTGAAGATAAAAGTGAATTTGACAAATTATACAATGTTGCTCCTCCTAAAAAAGGTGAAGAAGAAGGCGAAACTAAAGGTGTAGGAAATGGAGAAGTTGCTCTTTATTGGCTTTACCAATACTCAGGTACTGAAGTTAAAATTGGAAGATCAGGTGATGATCCTGATTTATTTATTGGAGGAAAAGGAGTTGAAGTTAAAGCATATAAATCTCATGTAGGTAAAATTGGTTTAGGTCGATTTGGAACTGATAGAGATAACCTTCAATTATTAAGTATTATATTTGGTATTAAAGCATTAAGTGAAGTTTTAGGATCTAAAAAAGAAGGACCTGCTATTAACCCAACAAATTTTAAAGGAACCGACCTACTCCCAGCATTTGAACAAGTACTCGAACTGGAACGCATCCCTGATTTAGAAAGATTAGCGTCCCAATATAATGTATTTACTACTATTAAACAAAATATTGATACAGTAAATAATCAATTAGGTAATCCAACCGAAGCAAAAGAAGGTGCCCAAGCTATGGCATATAAAATGGTTGAATCTAAACTAAGTAGAAAACCTGGGAATGGTGGATATTTAGCTAATGTATTGAAAAACGGAAGTATTAAATTCTTTAAAATAGACTTTGATAAGATAGAAAATAATGAAAATCTATTAGATAATTTTGCTGCTAAGCAAAGTGCTATATATTTAGATTTTGGAAAAATATTTGGGTAATATGGAACGTTTAAGAAATTTAATAAAAGAAGTACTTTCTACTCCACCTAAAAAAGACAAATGTAATTGTGGGTGTCACGATTGTGATAATGTAGGTAACACTGGTGTAGTATTAAACGAAAGTTTAGTTAAAAAAGATATATTATCGGAAAATCTGCGTTATCACGTGGATAAAAAACTCCCACTTACCGAAAACACGTTCCGTTATGGTTCTAAATCATTCCTTGATTTATGGTCGGAAGCTCGTTATTTATATTTACGTGAAGTTATTCATGTAAATGATGATGATAAAGAAATTTTAGAGGAAACTAATTTAGGTGAATATGGAATGTATGAAGGTAAAAAAGTACCTTTAGATTTACCTATGTTAGAGGAAGAAATTGAAGAAGCGGAAGATAAAAAGAAAACCCATCCAATTGGAAAACCAAAACGTGGTGGATCTAAAAAATTTTATGTTTACGTTAGAGATAAAGGTAAAGTTAAAAAAGTATCTTTTGGAGATACATCAGGTTTATCAGCTAAAATAAACAACCCAGAAGCACGTCGTGCATTTGCAAAACGTCATGACTGTGCTAATAAAAAAGATAGAACAAAAGCATCTTATTGGTCATGTAGACTCCCTCGTTACAGCAAGCTTTTAGGGTTAAAAAGCTCTTTTAGCGGTTTTTGGTAAATCCAATATTTTGTAATATGTATAATCGCATGAAAACGATTATTTATTATTTACATCGAGGAGATAAAATTCCATTTTATATTGGAAAGACAAGAAACTTAAAAAGCCGATTGAACACCCATAAATCTGTTTTTGGAAAAGATATTTATATTGAATTTCTAGATGAAGTAGAAGACTGGAAATATTGGGAAAAACATTATATTTCTTTATTTAAAAAATTAGGATATATTTTAGAAAATAAAAATAATGGAGGTGGTGGTCCTTCTGAAGGAGTTATATTCCCTGAAGAACGAAAATATAAAATAGGTCAATCCAATAAAGGAACTATTCATCCTATAGAAGGTAGAATATCTACTAGCAATAAATTAAAAGGGCGTAAACTTCCGCCTGAACAAATTGAAAAAATCCGTTTAGCAAAAACCGGAAAACCTAACCCTAAAAAAGGAAAACCAGATGGTCCCAAACCTGGAGTATCTGAAGCCCATAAAGATAGAACTAGCCCAAACAAAGGTAAAGGAACCCCAGTAGCTCTTTATACAATAGCAGGAGAATACCTTAAAACCTACTCAAATTATACCACTTTAGCCCTTGACCTTAATATAAACCCAGAAACTGTAAGATGCCATTTAGTAGGAAAAGCAAATACAATATGTAACAAGCAATACAAAGTTAAATATGTATTAGGTGATGACTAGATTAGAAAAACTTATTAACGAAGTTCTTTTAGAAGAAAAAGAAAAACGTGACAGATGTTTACGCATTGCTGATCGCAAATACGATAAACCATCTGCTTACAAATCTGGTGCTGTTGTAAAATGTCGTCAAGGTAAAATTTGGAAAGATTTAAAAGAAACTATCTTAGAAATCATCCAGGAAGATGAATCACTTCGTAAATGGTTCGCTAGACAAGGTGCACCTGGTAAAAAAGGTGGATGGGTAGATTGCAATACTTGCCGTGAAGTAGACGGTAAAACAAAATGTAAAGCATGTGGTAGAGAAAAAGGAGAAAAACGCTCAAAATATCCTTCATGTCGTCCTACACCTGCTCAATGTAAATCACCTGGTAAAGGTAAAAAATGGGGTAAAACAAAATGAAACTAATAGATATACTTAAAGAAGCAACCCAATCCGAACAATCACCTGCTTACATGTATTCACCTGTAGGGTTTGGTTGTCATGTTTGTAAATTTTATTATGTAGAAGATGAAAAGCATATGTGTGGTAATTCATATTATCAAAAACATATGGGAACAGCTGAACTAATAGATAATGAAAGAAATCAAATTAAAGATCCTTCAAAATGGTGTTCAAATTGGTTTTTACCTAAAGGAGAATGACCCCATATATTGACATAGAAGTTACAGACAAATATATTATTCGTGAGTTTAACGAAAATATAGACCCAATTGAACTTTTATGGCACCGTGATAATGAAGATAGAAC